TAGCCATTATCGTTCCTCCTCTTCTGGAAATACCGGAAATTGCGGATCAGGCCCCATCCCTCTGTAATCTGCTACAGGGTACTGTCTTAGGTTTTGCTCTAAAGACCCTAAGTTAGACATATACGGTCCGCCTTGGCTAGATGTTTGGCTAGACGCAAATGGATTGCGCACATACTGTGCCCCGGTTCCACCAAACAGCGCATCATATCGCGCCTGCTGTTCTGGATTTCTTTGAGCCAGTTCTTGCTGAGCCTGCTCAAAAATAGGAAAGGCACTGTAGCCCATTATTCCGCCGCCGAAGTCCTGCGCTTCAGGCATACCCTGAAAAGGAGAGGAAGGGGTAGCAAAACCAAATGCGTTAGCCGCATCAATCTGGCTCTGAAAAGCCGCTTCTTGCATTGGATTAAACGCCGCAAGGTCTGGACCCATGTATGGCTGATAGCCAATCTGTTGAGCCGCTTCCGCACGCGCTAGGTTTCTGACAGTAGGCTCTCTTGCCCACTCTGGGATTTCTGCTTGTGTTGTTTGGCTTCCGCCTTTGCCGCCACTCATCTTATAGCTCCTTAGCTAATGTGGTGAACGACTCAGTCCACCCTTCGTTTTTTAGGACCCTAGACCAGCCTTTGCGGCCAGCTATCGACATTCCGTCACAGCCCTGCGCTTTTGCAAACTGCGCCGCTGAGTCATTCATATCTACAATCTGATCCATCTCGCCCCCGGCCAAAAATACATGAAATATTTTTTTCTTTGGGAACATAATAATTTCTGTAACTGCACAGCCTCTTTCAGCAGGCCAAAACTGGTATCTCAGGGAGTGAATGCCATCAACAATGTCGCTCCACTCATGCGTGCCTCCAGAATACTCTAGGGCGGCCTCAATCCAATCCTTACAGCGTTCTAGCTCTTCATTGATACTTGCGGCCATTATTTAATCCTGTGTCTTATATGGGCTGATTATACCATTATTGGCGTGATCGCGTGATACTGATTCTAGCCGCCTCAGACGCCGGAGCGAAAGCGGTTGCGGCGGAGGCATCGAGCCAAAGGCTAACGTCATCTACCGCGTAGTTAAACTGTATGTAATCGCCTGCGTTCAGTTCTATCTGGTCTGTTACTGCAAGAATGGCAAAGGCATTATTGTTATGCACTGTCAGGCGCTCAGAGTGGCCTACGCTGGTGCCATTTACAGATAGCCAGTAATACACTGTCTTGCTGGCCGCACTGCTACTCTTTATCTGTATGTGCCCAGTAATGCTGTAAACCCCTGCCTCAACAAAGTCTATTCGAGTGTTGTCAGATGCGTTAACAGAGATGCCACCATTAGTGCTGGTAGAGTTAAACGGTATCTGATACGCAGTATCGGCAGAGGTAGCTACTTGGCTAGTAGTGCAGGCTATTTCTCCGTAACCGTCAGCTAGTACAATTTGCCGCCACTGGTTGTCTTTAGAGATAACCGGGTATCCTTCCCTATCCCATAGAATTATCCCGTCATCGACAGGGGAGTCCCCGGCAACATAGAAAACCAGTTTCGACTTAGTTCGCACCAAGTAATCATTCAGTCTGTCTGCCCACCGCCGGACATCCAAGCCTCCTGCGGGTGGCGGCCTTTCAGCTAGACTCATCTTTTCGCTCCGGGGCTGACTTCTAAGCGCATAGCTCCAGCTCTCCAGTTGGTTGTTTCTTGGCCTTCTATTTTCATGCGAACCTGCCTCCCCTGAAATCTAACTGAGGTCGGATTGGATAAATCAAAAGGACCATGCGTAGTTGCCGGTGCAGTAGGATATAGTCTAGTGGTAAAGTAAACGTCTGCGCTTTCCAATGATGTAACATCCGGAATAAGCCGCGTCACTTTCATTAAATCCTCCCCAGACGCTCCGATCATCAATGGGCCGGTCTCGGCATAAGGCTTATCACTGTCGTAAGAAAACCCAGTTTCTTGGTCGTATAGCTTTCCATCAATTCCAAACCATATTGGATTGTTGAATACGCCAACATCAAACCCAGCCGACCGAGCCATTTTCCCTACTGTCCAGATGTCTTCTCTGTAGTCATACGCAACATAGCTGTCATTGTCTTCAGCATCGGTGCCGGTAGAGTAGAACCACCAAATCTCGTTATGTTGAGCATTGTGGACGCCAAACACTTTACTGTTTTGCGACTTGTTTATATTGTCAAACACCTTGTCATGGACGGCGCACTGTAGCTCTCTTACGCCTGAGCCATCATACGCAAAGAAGCCGTTATTCCCCATCCAGAAAGCCCCTTCGTGGATTCCTACAGCAGACATTCTAGATATGGCGCCACAGGAACCGCTTACTCTTTCAAAACCGTAAACAAAGGGAGGGCCACTGTAAGTTGCAACGTGGGCATCCGTTGTTGTCAGAATCAGCGTCCGCCCTCGAACCTTTACTGCCTGCTGTATTCTTCCTGTTGTTGTTAGCTCGAAGTCACCGGCCTGATTAGTAGCTGTTGGCGTCCAGTCGGTGTTGTCTTCTCTATCGCACCACTGAACCTTTCTTGGGTTGTTGCCTGCCCCTAACGCAAATATAAATCTTTCTTCAGTTACAACAATTGCATCGTTGTTAACGGGGGCGTTAGAGAGGGCAGTTGGGAGAACGGATGTGTTCAGTTGCCACTCGTATATTTTCCCATCCTCAGACGAGCAAGCAACCAGATACTCTCCAAAGTTGCCCATAGACCATGACGTAGCTTCCGCATAAAAAGAATCATTGGCCCTTTCTGTTCCATAGTCTTCTTCACCGAAATCCGCTCCACCGTACCCGGTATTGGAGGCTTGACCAGCAGTCCCTGTAGTTAAGCCTACAGGCGTCAGAGACGTTTTAACGTTGTCCTGATATATGTGCGACAAAGAATTAAATGTGCCAGCAACTATATGCCTGCCCCCATTGTTGTCGGTCCAAACATGGCAACCTCTTGGGACAGCGCCAACGGTTTCAGTTCCGCGCTGTAACCATCCGCCAATTGGCCTAAGAGAGCCTTGATCCCAGCGTACTAGGCTTGCATCCAGCCATCTATTTTTGCTGTCTAGGTCTGTTCCGGTGCGATAAACGCCGGGCGGTATTTCTAATGTTATTAGCGCCATTTCTATTTTCTCATATTCATTAGTTTGCTTGCGCCTTTGATGCCAAAGCTGGCTGAGATGGCCACAAACAATAAATACTGATACCACTCTGGCAGATCATTGAGGGCCGCAAATGCTTCTTTGACTCTATCAACTACAGTCATGTCACCAACTACTATCGCATACCCAACCATGAAGATTGGCACCGCTAACACAATAGTCCAGAACTCGTCCTTCCAGCTATTGGCAGAAGCATCAGCCATCTTAGCTTCCCAGTCAGCATCATTCTGAATCACGTTCATTTTTGCTTCGTGTTTGGCTTTGGCCTGATCAGCCTTGTTCTTTAGGAACCCGCCTGCTAATTCTGCAATGGGGCCAAGTAATAGTTTGAGCATTACAGTATGCCTTTCTCAATTAAGAATAAACCGATTATCAGTGGGTAAATACCCCACAGCATCATTTCGCTTTTCTTGAATCGCTGTGATCCCTCTTCTAACCGCTTCTCAATGTTCTGATAGCGAATTAAACAGGTCTTCTCATGCTCCTCAATCCTAATTAGAGCTTCCTTAACCGTTGCCATGCATGGCTCCTAATATTAGTGCGAATAAAAAATAAACAGCATATCCAAGTACAGCTATCCCGGCGATCTGAATGCTATTCCAAAAGAATGCCTTGCGCTTCCTAGCCTGTAGATACACGGTCTTCTCTCTCTGGTCTTTGATCTTGCGCCTGAGTGCCACCAGTTCTTTATAGCCCTCTGGACCATAGGTGTACATCAGCAGTTCTCTGAGTTCTGCTTCCTGTTGCTTGATCTTTTTTTCGTGCGCGTATATCTCCATTGCTTCCTGCTCAACACTTTTAGAAGCAATAATTCGTTTGAAGAGAGGCGGGTTTTCTGCCCTGCGCTTGTGCTCATTAAGATCAGCAACGGCTCCGTACCACCGACCCAACTGGGAGAGAGTATCTTCTACTCCCTTCCCAGCCTTAACCATGCGCTGTATAGTGCCAAAAGCATTGGTCGCTATACTAATCGCTGTTATCGGGTCGATCATTCAGAAGCCCTTCTATTCACTCAGATGCTGATCGGATGTCTTTAGCAATTCCTTCGACAGCAGTTGCAGACCCTTTGCCTATACCCTTAGCGGTATCGGTAACCATTGTCTGTGCTGAGTCTACAGTGCTAGTGACAATCTCTTGCGATCCATCAATAGCGCCGTTGAAAGTGTTGCATCCAGCTAAGGCCAATAAAACGATAGGTAATAAAATTTTCATTTGTTGCTCCAGTTATTGTAAGTCAGAATCTATTGATTCTTGGATAGTAAGTTTAGTTCTTGATTCGGTGGTTACCAAATCCATTGCCTCCCCATTATAAACAATAGGACAACTAAAGTCGCCCGATCCCGAGTCGTGAGAATAAGTTCCAGATATTCTAAGCTGGCCATCAGAGGGGGTGTCGTATGTTAGGGTAATAGCCATATCGTTACTCGTTTATTGTTACGTCAGACGTTCCAGAACCGTCCCATTGCGATGCAAAGTTTGTCAGATCCCCAGAAGAAAAATCATTAGAGAACCAGCGCCATTCTTTGCGCCCAGTAGACCCTGTCCCTGTGGAGAAAATAGTAGCGGAAGATTGAGTCAAATTTGCTGTGCCGCCCGTAATCTCAACGTCTACAGAGGTAAACCAATCGTCAGCAGGAACTGTACCATCTGATGCGTTGTAAATAATAAACCAGAATGCAGAGGTAGAGTCATCATCTACGCCGCCGCTTCTAGAAACCCTTCGGTAAGCATCACGGATAGGATGTGACTTACTCGCTACTGTTAGGCTTGTGGGGGATACGGAACCAACATCTGGATTACGCTCCTCACGGAAACCGTAGTAGGCGGCAGAAGTAAACAGATCACTGCCTTCAGTTACAGTAAACGACTGCCCGGCACTTGCTCCATACCACTCACTGAAAGACATCTCAACACCGTCAGCTTTTCCTATTAGCGCACGGATGTCAGCATCATTAATGCTGGCTAGGGTTGCCGTAGTTCCGCCAGCCTCGATGTGTATCTCATTGAGACTTATTGTGCCACTAGCCGGTAAAGCCATTAGATTGTCCCGTAAGCCGTTACGTTACCTACTACAGTTAAGTTACCAGTTGTATCCAACTTGGCCTTAGACGTGCCGCCATAGCTTATAATCAGGTCATTACCTGAGACTGAGAACTGCCAGTCACTTGCTCCACCCTCAATGGTTGGGGTAGTAAGCGCAGGAGATGTTAGGGCTTTGTTCGTCAGGGTCTGTGCGCCAGTTAGAGTTGCAACAGTAGAGTCTATGTTTAGGGTAGCAGATCCGCTGGTAGCGCCACCTGATAGACCTGTGCCTGCAACCACAGCAGTAATATCACCGGTGTTGGTGGTGTACCCAGAATCGTTAGTCCACTGCGAGATGTTGCCTGATTTGTTGGTCAGGGTCGCTGTGCTAGAGGCTGTCAAATACGTTGATAGATCAGGCGGAGTATAAGTAAACACGCCATTAGTATTATTGTAAGCTAGGTTAGCTGTGCCAGCAGATGCAACTGTAACGGAAAGATCAGTTAAGGATATTCCGCCACCACCGCCAGACTGTGCAACCCAAGAGAATGACCCATCGCCATCAGACGCTAATACCTGACCAGACGTTCCGTCACCTGATACATTGAGCTGTGTCGCGCCAATGCCATTATCGGTTACGTTAAGAGTTGCAGAGCCGCTAGTAGCACCACCTGACAGGGCAGTCCCAGCTACAACCGCAGTGATGTCGCCTGTGTTTGTTGTATAGCCAGCGCCATTAATAAGCTCATTGTTGTTAGTGGGTATTGTAGGCTTACCTGTTAGGTCAGCGTATGCCCCAGAGAAACTAGAGGTTCCATAGCCTGAATCATTAGTCCACTGGGATATGTTGCCAGACTTATTTGTAAGGGTGGCAGTGCTACTCGCTGTCAGGTAAGCGGAGAGATTTGGTGGCGTGTAAGTAAATACGCCCGTGCCGCTGTTATACGCAAGATTAGCCGTGCCAACCGATCCAACGGTGACCGACAGATCTGTGAGCGCAATCCCTCCTGCACTGGACCAGTAAGCGTTAGCACCAGATCCCGCGCTAGTTAAAACCTGCCCAGACGTTCCTGTGCTATTTGTCAGCTCTATCTGCCCGGTAAGGTGGACATTTTGCAACTGGGTTCCGCCAGAAAGAAGGCTGTCCAGAGAATCCAAGTTGTTGTTTAGCTTGGTGCCCCACGTTCCGTCTGAGCCGTCAACCTCGGGCTTTACTAGGCTATACGTCGAAGTATTAGAGTCGGCCATTGTCTACTCCTATGCGCTTTCTAATGCAGAAATTCGCGCTTCAAGCTCTTGCACGGTTTTAACTAAAAGAGGCACAAGCTTAGCCTGATCTAATCCCTGTAGTTCCATCTCGGTGTGCTCTACACCGTCTTCATCTACATAAGTGTGGGTTGCGTCTTTTACTCCTGAAACAGCATCTGGAACAATAGCTTGCACCTCATGCGCAAGAAATCCGTTAGTCCTTTCTCCGCTGGACGCCCACCTAAAGTTAACCGGATTAAGCTGTAAAAGAGACGCGGTAGCGCCATCTATGTCTTGTACATCTTCCTTAACCCTGTAGTCTGACGTTGTTGCATATACCGTGGTTCCACCACTCAGCGATATGGTGCCAGCAACATCTCCAGAGCTCCGCTTAAATGTCTGCAAATAAACATTAGAACCCGCGTAAGCGTGGCTTGCCTTAAACAAAGCGTTAGGCGCTTGAATCGTTGAGTTTACTGATGTGCGAAACTCGGCGCTCTTAGAAGAAAGGAACGCGTTTTTTACGGTTGTTGTTTCGTCTGTGACTACTACAGCATCAGTATATGCCGATGTGTTATCGGGGTCTGCCAGAGCGATGACAAACTGATTATCAATTCCGCCAATCTTTGGAGCCAAATATTGCCCTAAAGCGTTGTCTGACTCAAACGACATCATTGCGCGAGAAGGTGAGGTAGTGCCTGTGTTTTTAACAACAAAAACAGGGTCCGCGTTTTCTGCGTCTGCCTTTACCTGCACGTTACCACTACCAGCTATGTTAAGTAAGCTGTTTGTGCCATCATGGAAAATCTCAAGATCTGTTCCAGAGCCAAATGTAGCCTTAACATTATCGTTGAGCTGGGCGCCACCAGCAGGGGTAAGCAAGCCTGATGCAGACAGGGTCGTGAAGGCTCCGGTTGATGTCGCGTTTGCACCAACGGTAGTACCATCAATAGATCCGCTGTCAATGTCAATTCCGGTAAGAGGCAATGGCGTAGAGCCGCCAAGCAAATTGTCCAGCTTTGCCCAATTATCGTTTAAGTAACCACCCCAAAGATTGGTATCACCGCCTACGGCTGGCTTGTTAAAAGTGTAATTAGTCGTTGTTGTTGCCATCTTAAAATTCCTAAATTTTAGTTTGCGTTAACCCAGCTTGCAGTGCCAAGCGGTTTATCAGTCCAAATTGCAGGCCCTAATGTTGCATCTATCCATGTTGCCGGGCTAAGAGGTACGCCTGCCCATATATCAACAAAATTAGCCGAGGTGCTAGAAGTTTGCGTGCTGACAGTTTCCAGCAATATAGCTTCAACTAAGTCAGCGGACGTTGAACTAACCGTTGTGCTTACAGTTGCGTCAGCAGGGAATACCGCAGTCGCATACTTGTAATAGTTGTACTTGTATTGGCTATACAGCATATTAGGACAACGTCACGTCTATTGCACTAACCGCGAATGCCGCAACCTCTCCAGCGTCTATAGTCCTGCTCGTTGTAAGCGCAGAGGAGTTAATCATATTGCCACCAGACAGGCTGTCCCAAATACCAGCGTGAGTTATTGTTCCGTAACTTGCCTGCGCGTTAAAAGCAACACTGTCTGCGTTAGATGCCGTGCCACCAGCAACCGTGAACCCAGTAGATTGCCGCTGGTAACCCGCCGCTGTAACCTCATTCCCTCCAGAAGTAGGATCTGCGGTATGCAATGAAATGTACAAAGTTCCTGCCGGGCTAATAGTGTCACCTTTAAAAAAGTGCCTCATAACCCTGCTTTCTAAATATGGAGTGAAGCTCATTAGTGAACCCCGTAATAGTATTGATTGCGAGAGCGCCCGGTGTCTAACCCTTTAACCCTCATGGATAAGCCAGATCCGCTGTATTTTGCCTTCTCTGACTCTTCGTTCAACTTTAATACCGATGTAGCGTACATTTGCGCCCATACAGCAACTCTAGCGTCATCGCCCAAGTAAGGAGATGCCGCAACCAAAGCCCCGTACAGATACACGTCTGGTGCGTTTAACAGCAACCAGTTAGTTGCGTTTGATCCACTTAACTCTGGAAGCTTTTGGAAATAAATCAGCTCTACATCAACTGATGAGCTTGGGGATGGCCACACCTCAAACTGAGTCTCAACGTGCCGATAATATCTTGGCTCACCCGCTACGTTCTCGCTGCTAGCTCTACGCTCATCCATTGCCATGCCGCTTAGGTACTGCAAAGGCATAGTGCCAGAGCCAGTAGATTTTAGGCGTATAGTCTCTACCCAGTCATCCGGTCTGGCAAGATATTGCGTGGTCATTGTAGAGGTTGCTCGATTCTCCATCCGCCAGTGGCGTACATCACGATTGATCTGAGACTCAGCAAGCGCGATAAACGTAGGAACGATTGCCGTTAGTTGTTCATTGCTTAACCAATCAGAAACTGCCGCCTTTAGTCCAGCATAAGTAGTTAGCCCGGTGGCAGTGTCTGGTGTTCTTATCCCTTCAACAGACTTGTCATACAAAGAAGCCCACAAAGGTATCCGAGAATCATCTTTAAGATACGCCTCCGCTTCTAC